GTCCGACGAAGGTCTGCCCGGTGCTGACGAACGCGGCGTCCCCGACCGCCCAGCGGATGGCGCAGTAGAACCCGCCGAGCCCCGCCGCGTTGCCCAGCCACGCGTGGTTCGCGGTGTTGTCGTACGTCCCGCACAGGCTGCTCGCGGACGACGGCGACACGTAGCCGACCCGCGCAGCCTGCGTGTAGAAGCTCGTCGACGCCTTCGTCCGCGCGGTCGCCGTGTTGCCGCCGAGTGCCGCCGTAGCGGCGCAGCCGATCGTGGTGACCGACGCGTTGTTCACGTTCGGAAGCCACTCGATGCGGCGCCTGCGACCGACGTGCGGCTGCTGCTGGATCGCACCGCTCGGCGTCGTCAGGTACAGCGTGTTGTCGGACTTCTGCCACAGGTAATTGCTGATGCCCGGCGCGGGGTCCGCCGCCTGCGGGGAGATTCCGCGCCACAGCGCGCCGCCGCGCTCCCAGCTCTGCACGTCGAGCAGCGCGTTGTAGATCTGGTTCCAGTCCGCAGCCTGCCCGAAGTTGACGGGGTTCGCGCCAGACGGCAGCGAGATCAGGTCGACCTTGGGCTGGTTGGCGAGTGTGGAGCCGCCGCTGATGAAGGTACCCATTGCGCTACCTCAGAAGCCCGCCGACGAGGCGACGGTGATGTTGCCTGTCCCGATGCTCGCGAGCTGGAAGGACGAGATGGAGAGCACGTTGCCGAGCCAGTACCACTGGACGGTGTTGTCCACGATCGCGGTGCCGGTGCCGAGCGGACCGTTGCCGCTCGCCGCCGACGTGCCGCCCTGCACGCAGATGAAGTACTGCCCGTTGTTGACCACGACCGAGCGCGAGCCCGGAGTCGCGACGTACGCGGTGCTGATCGCCCACTGCGCCGGCGCCGCGATCACGTCGCTATACACGAGGCACGTGCAGCCGTTGACGCCGGGCACGGTGAACGCCTGCGCCGCCATCGCCGTCGGGTCGACCGACTGGCTCGCGGGTAGGCTCGCGCCGAACGTGGCGATCGCGGTCTTGACCGCCGCGTCGCCCACGCCGCCGAGCGCGTACGTGATCGAGTTGTACGCGACGAACGCGTACATGTAGATCGTGACGGGAGTCGGGACCTGGTAGAAGATCGTCTCCTGCGTGCCCTGGCTGTCCGTGTGCACGCCGCTCGAGGAGCCGTAGCTCGCGATCCCGAGGGGCATGTTATTTGCGATCGTGTCCACCACCGATTGCGCGTTGCTCGAGTTCACGCCCGTGACGAGCGCCGAGAACGAGAACGGCGGGAGTCCCTGCGCGTTGGTGGCGCTGGTGCGGTTGGTGAACACGGTGCACGCGGAGATCCCCGTCAACTTGAGCAGCGCCGCGCGCACGGCGTCCTTGGTGCACGCGCCAGCGCCTGCTAGCTCCGCCTCGCGGCGGATGCGCAGACCCTGGTCGGTGTCGGCGTTGTTACCGGCTGCTGCAGTCGCGGTGTTCAGCACCGTCGTCCAGCCGTTGATCTGGGTCTGGATCACCGACAGGTCGCCGGCGACCGCCGTGGTCGGTCCCGCGATCAGCGCCGTGGCGGTGGCAATGCCGCACGCGGTGCCGGTGCCCACGTACTGCCACGTGACCGTGCCGTCGGTGATCGGCGTGTTGGGCGTCGACGACGTCGGGCCGCCGCTCGAGGCGGACAGTCCGCCGGCCGTACACACGTAGCAGAAGCCTGCGTTAGTCACGAGCTGCCCGGTGGCGAACGACGTCAGCGCCGTCCACGCGGTCAGCGCGGGTAGCGTCACCGCGGGAGAGATCGCGAACACGGCGCCGGTGGACGCGGTGGCGGCGAGGCTGCCTGAGCTGATCACCGTGCCGGAGTTGCCGCACAGGTACACCGTGGTGTACGTGAACGTAGCCGACGCGCGCAGCGTGCCGGTGAGGAGGCTGAGCTGGTCGAGCGCGGGTCCCGTCGCCTGGTTCGGGTCGAAGTTGGCGTAGACCTGCTGCAGGCGCTGCCACAGCGCGCCCAGCTCGGCGGCGATGAGTCCGTCCATGAAGCCGAGCAGGGTGCTGTCGCCGAGCGGCAGCGACGCACCGAACTGCCCGCGGACCTGCGCGTCGAGCCACGCGCGGATGTCGGGCGTCACCTCGATCTGCAGTCCGGCGCTGGTCAGTCCTCCGGGTACGGTGGTCATGGGGTCCTCACAGCCCGGCGACGGTCGTCAGCGTCGTCGCCGGGATCTCGCCGAACACGCAGTTCGCAGCCCACACGACGGTGAGTGCGCGCGTCAGGTCGTTCAAGGACACGGTCAGCTGCTCGATCGAGGTGATGCCAGGCACGCCCAGGATCGCGCCGGCGATGATCACCGACGCCTTCGGGATGTAGCCCGCCTGCTTGGATGGGTCGCCCATCAACTCCTGCAGGTAGGGCATCCCGACGTCCTGGTTCAGGAACCACTCCCCGAGCAGCAGGTTCAGCGTGATCTGCACCGCCTGCTGCACCGCCTGGATCCCCGCCGTGAAGCGCAGCCCGTCCGCGTCGATGAAGATGTCCCCGTCGGACGCCAATGCGATGTCCTGCGGGTCGGTGATGAGGGGGAGCGGGGTGGACACGGTTAAGTTGGCACGATTCTAGCATTACTGCGCGACGACGTCGGTAGCGCCGGACAGGGTGGGGGACGCGACGCTGGGGACTCCGGTCGATCCGCTGATGGTCCCGCCCGAGTGGACGTGGGTATCCAGCCAGTTCTTGAGGGTGCCTGCGTCGGTGACCAGCAGCACAGGGCTGCTGGCGGACGAGCTACCGAGTTGAATCTTCACCCCGTTAGATACGTGGATACACACCGAGTTCGTCGGGTCCGGGTCGCTCGGCAGGTGCCGGGAGTCCACCAGCCCGACGATCGCGATCGGGTCCGACAGGTCGTGCCGCCGGTCGTCCAGGGGGTCCACCACCCCGCCCTGCGCGAACCACTGCTGGATCGAGGAGCTGCAGTAGAGCAGCAGGCACGTGTCGCCGGCGGCGACCGGCCACGAGATCCGCCCGCGCGCCGGTCCCAGGAACATCACGGGTACGTTCGCAGCGGGCGGCAGGGTCTGCGCGACGCGCGCGCCTGTCTCGTCGATGTGGGCGTCCTGGACCAGTGGCTGCACGGTAGCCGTGCGCGCGCTCGAGTTGTAGGACACGATCTGCCCCGGCAGCGCGACGCGCACGCCGTTCAGGGTGTCGGCGCGGTGCACCGACAGCAGGTTCGCCAGGGTGGGGTCCTGTGGATCACTCGGGACGTCGTTGTCTTGTGCGTTTGCCTGGGACATGGATCACCTACGCGCTGTGCGGCGCGGCTTGCTGGCGCCGAGCGGCAGCGCCTTGATCTTCGTCTGCCACTCGGTGCCGTGCGTGTCGCCGGCGTGGTGCACGTCGGTGACCTTGAACGTCCCCTCCAGGGACTCGCTGTCGACCTCGATCTCCCCGCCCGGCTGGATCTCCGGGTACAGCAGGGACTCGATGCTGACGTCCGACGGGTCGCCGGGGCGGCGCGGCACGCCGCGCTCCGGTGAGCCGATCATGCCCGCCTCCTGGTCGATCACGCGCGCGCTGCCGCCGGACGTCTGCAGGTCCGACAGGATCACGAGCTTGCCGCCCTGGATGCTCCAGCCGTAGCCGTACGGGGCGAGCAGCTTAGTCAGCACGTCGCGCGTCGGTCCGTGCGCCACGATCGACGCCGAAAGCTGCTGCTTGAGGGACTGGTCCTTCTGGGCATTCGGCGGGAGCTTCATGCCCATCGAGGTGGCGCAGTCGTTCAGCACCTGGTACGCCGTGACCTGCCCGGAGTACGAGCGGCTCATGCGCGCGCACGTGTACGCGCGCTGCCCGTCGCCGATCTGCAGCTTGGTCTCCCACTCGGTGCCCTCGCGCCGCGACTGCGCGTACGTGATGTGACCCTCGAACAGCAGGCGCGGCACGCCGTCGTACCCGGCGCGCAGGATCGCGTACAGCGGCTTACTGTCGAGCGCCCGCCTGGTGTCAGCCGACAGGTTGTACACGCTGCAGGTGCAGATGTTCGGCTCCTTGCCCAGGTTCTTCTTGATCTCGAACTTCACGCGCATCCCGGTGATGACGATGGCGTTCGACTGCTTCGTGAAGAAGCTCGGGTCGGCGCTCGCGGCGCTGGACTGCGACGTAGGCTGCGCGGCGATCGTCAGCTCCACCGTGCGGTTGAACAGCCGCAGCGACGTGTCGTTCGCCTGCTGCGCCGCGCGCGCCTTGTCGACCGGGGTCTGAGGGTTCGTCGGCGAGGACGACGGCGCCTGCGGCTGGTTCGTGCGCTTGAAGCTCTGCGCGACCTGCGTGTTGTCGCCGCTGGTGGTGCTCACGTCTGCGCCCCGGCTACCAGCGCGAGGTCCTCCTGCGGCGCGTAGAGCACGACCACGCGGGTCCCGAAGTCGTTGTAGCCGGCGTCGATCTCGGCGCCTGACACGTCGTAGGCGTACAGCCCGCCATACTGGAACAGCGGGTGCTGCGACCAGCGCCCGATGAACGCGCCGAGCACGACCGCCTGGTTGGAGATGATGGGCGTATCGTCGGCTTCGAGTACATTCATGAACCACGCGGACATGCGCGGGTTCCACTTCAGCTCGAACACGTACTGGACGGTCGTGTTGTTGTAGTCGAGCGCGCAGGTAAACCTGTACGACCCGATCGCCGGGACCACTGGTATGCGCTGGAACGCCACGTCAGAACCCGAAGCCTGTGGGCTGCATCCCCTGCTGCCAGATTGAGTTCGCGGGGTTACCCGCCGCGCCGGGGGTCTGCCCGCCGGTGATCGCGCTCGGGCTCTTGCCCATCGGCGTGCCGTCCGCGTTCGACTGCTGGTTGGTCGACGGGTTGTACGTGATCGGCTGGCTCGAGGTGCCGCGCAGCTGGAAGTACCGGGGCTGCATTGACGTACTGGACGCGCCCGAGAACAGGTAGCCGTCCGCCGGGTAGTCGATCGCGACCGTCTGGTACTGCTGCTCGTACTGGTACGTCTGGGCGCCCTGCCCCCCGACCAGGTAGCACTCGATGGTGCCGCGGTTCGGCGAGCGGCTCGGGTCGTCCGGCCCGTAGTAGAGCGCGGTCACGCCGCGCTTGATCGTGCCGTCGGGCTGCCCGATCGGTAGCTGGTGGAGCTGCAGCGCGCGCGGGTCGCCGGCCTGGAACGACACGAGCGGCACGCGGGTGCCCAGCAGGTTGCTCTGTGCCGGCGTGTGATTAGGGTCGTCCTTGGTGTTGCCGCCGCCTAGGTCGCTCTGTCCGGCGCCGTCAGGGATCGCCACCGTGACGCGGTTGTTGCGCACGATGATCACCTCGGTGAAGTGCGCCGTGAAGATCAGTCCGCCTGCGGTCTTC